ACTTTGCCTTTGCGTGCGGCCGCCGCGTGTCCTGCTCGGTCTCCGTGCCATCCTTTTGCCATGGTTTGATCCTCCTATTTTTTAACTGGTTCCTCTTCACGATCACCATCTGGATCGTCTGAAACATCCTCGGTCAACTTGGTTGACAAAACCTTGCCTTCCTTTGTTACAAAAGAGATTGACTTCAGCCACTCGATGTACTCAGTTTCGTCTTCCATCTTTTACTCCCAGACAGATACTTTCCCGTATTGGTCTTGTTTTTCAACTTTCTTCGGTTTGTGTCTAAACAGCTGTGAAACATTAGAGTGATATGTTTTGCCAGTCTCTGTTTTAAAATCAACATAGGTGTTTGACAAACCCTTATTGTCTATATTGTTGACTGAAACAACAACACCTTCAACTGGTTTTGCATCAAACCCAACCAGACCAAAAACCTTTTCTCCTATCTTTGGAACCTTGCCTTGTGACAAAACACTTCCCTTCAGCTCGGCGACAGAGGATTGAGATTTGTTTGCTGCATTAGATATTGCTTGCTTCTGGGGCTCGACTATTCCGCTGCGTGTGTGATGGCCTTTGGCTGCCTCAGAATGACGCTTACTTTCTCCATGCCAACCTTTCCCACTCATCTCAAAGTCCTCCGATAATGTCCCAGACCATTGGGTCAATGTAAGAGTTCTTTGCCATCCCCCATGAATTGTGCAAGAAGTCTGCAACCTTCTGGCTCACCTCTTTGATCAACTTCTTCTTATCTTTTGATGTAAGCTCTTTTCCAGCATAGCTCTTCAGCTCTTCAAATGCAATGTGAGTGGCATGGAAGGTGCGGAAGTCTTTTATGGAGAAGTCTTTTCCGCCAGCCAGCTCCTTCAAATAGCGATTCAACGATGACGCAGTCACATCTGGAAACAACATTTCGCCTGCGACTGTCCTGTCCAACCTTGTCTGAACAAACTTAGCGATGCCTTCGTTTGTCAATTCATAGTGAGCTTTCTGGCCTTCCTTCGCGATGAAGTCAAAGATCACCTTGTCTCCACTCACAGTCGCATGCTCGGCCTGAAGGGTTGTCAGACCATACGCCTTCTGCACTGCCTTGAAATCTTTGGTTGATCCAACTCGTATGCCTGTCAAGTCTTCGATATACAACAACCAAGCTCGTGGATCATCTTTACTCATGCCAGCAGTATAGCCTTGACGGATGCTTGTAATTTCGTTGGCGAAACTCTTCAGCCGATCGAACTTTTCTTTTGCTGCCTGCGCAATGTGCTCTGCTGAGTAGCGATACTGCCAACGACCAGCCGCATCCATTCCGATGGCCTGAACCTTGCTGGTTGGATCCGATGAGGCAACCACATCTGTCCACGCTGGCGGCAAGCCCATCTTCTTGAGACGATCCAACTCCTCGCCAGTGACTTCCTTGGCACCAAGATACCAGACACCCTCCTCACGGAAGAAGTCTTTACAAATAGATAGAGTGACGTCTTCAGCGTCTGCCATTTTATTTATTCTTTTTAAGCAATTCTCGATAAACAGAATTGGCTTTGTCGTAGCGAGCTATTTTTGCAGACACAGACATTCCAAAAGGATCTTTTCCTTTTCCATAGCCTGCTGTTCGCATCGCTTTCATAGCTAACTTAAATCGCTTACGACGAGCGGTTGGAGAAGCATGAGCGGCTGCAGCAGATCGTGCACGCCTTGAAGCTGCTCCCGCTGCTTGCCACTTCTTGATTTGCATTTTACGCTTTGCAGTCATCGCTCGTCTTCCCATCTTAGCCTCCTTTTTTAATACAGCCCAACATTCGACCCACGATCCGCATCGGATCCATCCTTGGCTCCTTGCCAACCCACTCTGGCCGCACCGGCATCCAGTGATGTCTACAATTGTAACCACCTCGGTGAGTCATGGCGGGACCACTCTTACCTGCCCAAGGAAATGTCCAACTCTCAATCTTAGATTTCGTAAACTTTTTTCCCGCTCGCTCAATGCAGAAGGGTCGGCTGGTGTCCATCAGGTTGCCATAGTAAAGAAAGTTCTTGATCCCGGCATCGTCCGCTTTCTTCAGTGTCACCGCATTGTGGAAGTTCATGGTTGCATCGTGTGCAAACATCTTGGCATAAGTTGACATGGGGCGACCGTTCTTCGCTCGCTGGCCTGTCAGTGCCGCGCTGATGGCGTCTGCCAAGACGGCAAATCCGCTTTGACCCGCCACCGCATCATACATGGCGCGCACCATTTTGTTCTGGGCATCCAGTCCGAACTTTTTAAATTCATCGTAGTAACTGGTCTTCAGCGTCTCCATCATGTCTTGGTCTACAGCGGTATACTTGACGGCCACATTAAGATCGGACCAGCTCTTGCGAATGTTCTTGGCGACCGCCTCATACCCATCCACCACACTGCGTGCGGCGGCACCATAGCGCTTGTCAAACTCCTTGATCAAGTCTTGATGTAGTTTCTGAGCCATCTTGAGATTGACCTTTGGCCCAAGCAGCTTGTCCGCGCCATCGACCTCAAGCCTCTTCTGAGCCAACGCAATGATTCGCTCCTCCAGCCCCTTGATGGAAAGTAACAGGTTCTGGCGGTCGGCCTGGATGCTTGTCAGCAGAAAGCTCTTCTGTGCCTTGGCGATGGCATCAATGGCCTCTGCAGGTGTTTTCTTTTTAGCCATTTACTTTCCAAGCATATACTTCCAACGATTCTTGCCACGTTTACGATTCAACTTGTGTTGAAGCTCCATTTGCTTCTTGGCAGTCGGAAGGCCTGATCTCTTTCGCTTAGCAGCCGAGGCTGCTTGTGCTTTCTTCAATGCCGCTTTCTGTGCTGCTGTTCTGAGCTTTGAGCCGATCTTTTTGGGTGCACCTTGCAACATCCAATTCAACATGTCTTTTCTGGTCTTTAGCTCGTGCAGCTTCTTTGGCTTTTTATTAATATGGAAGGCATATATAATTCCTCCTACTTTTTCTTTTTACGCTTTCCCTTGATGCTCTTGGTGCAAATGGCATACGCACTGCTGGTGCTGGCGCCGCCAGCCTTGACTTTAGTCACTCAGCGCTTGCGCTTGGACTTGTAAGTCTTACTGCCACAGCCCATGCTGCACCTCCTTGTCAAAACAATCTACTTCTTCTGACGAGTTATATCAAGGCTGTTAAAGCCACCCTGTTTGATTGCTATCTGCTGCCAAGACAGTCCAAGACAATCATTTTCAACTTGTGGTATTTTTCGTTTAGCCAAGCGCCGGTTGCGCTCTTCAAGATCAACAATGTCTCCAGATGGAACCATTCTAAATCGACCATCTCCAAGTGGATCACACCCATGATCAGGAGAATTTGTTATAACGTCAGGCAATTTTTTTGCCACCTCTTCAACTTGTATATGATCTGGATGACTGTCCTTATGAGCTTTAGCTCCCGCTGCTTGCCACTTCCTAATTGCCGCACGTCTTGCAGCTGTCATGGCTCTCTTTGGCATATCAGGATTCTCTTGTCACATGTCGTTGTACATGCCCTTGGAGTTCTTTTTTATTTTGGTCATAAGTCTGGAAGCAGCCCGCTTGTATCGCAAGCCAGACTTGGAAGACAGTTTTGCATAGCCATAGGTCATGGCCGCATGCTTGCGACGCTTCCTCGCACTGATCTGCTGGGCGTTGTGCAAAGCCACTCGTCTTGCAGGTGTCATCTGATACATTCCTTTTCCACCTCTGCTTCTTGGAGCTGCCATGTTAAAGTCCCCCTATTGAATTGGATTGCCTTGCTCATCGATCGGACTTCCGTCCTCGTCAACAGCTTGCTGATCAGACACAGCTAAATCTTCCTCAGTCAGGCCAAGGCCACTCATGTATTGCTCCAACCCATTGGCATAACTTTGTAGCTGCTGCTGCTCAACCAATTCCTCAATCTCATCGTCAATCGTGGCAATGGTTTCATCATCCACGGTTGGCAGCATCTGTCGCACCGTCATTTTCTGCAACTCAGAGTCAAAGGTCTGGGACAAACAGATGCTCTTTGCTGTCAAGACGTTATTCAGATCGGTAGCCAAGTCCTCAACCTCAAAGGTTCTCGGGCGCTCAACCATCACCTCATCAAACAGCTCTGGCTGACCCTTCCACAGACACCATGTATAAATCAACTGACGCTCGGCCTTCACCACATTCTCTGACTTCCGAATGAGCTTGCCATTCAACAGTTGAAATTCTGTTCTCAGCGCCACCCCACTCTTTGCCTGGCCCGCAATCTCTGTTGCTGCCAAGCCGCCCGCATTGCTGGCTCGGTAAATCTCTTCAATCTTTTTCATGACAAACTTTGTGATTGAGTCCAACGGACCACTACACTCACTCATCAACCAATCCGGCTTGGCTTCCGGGTTGTCTGGTGGGAAGCCCAACACCGCCGTTGCTCCAACATCGTCTGGTTCTGATTGACCTGGCTCTCGGAAGGGTTTTCTCATCATGGGGAATGCCGTGTAGTTGATGATCTCCTCTGCCTGGCTAAGATTCCTCATGATGCTGGCATCAATGCGAGCGATGTCTCTGATGTCGCTCCTGCCAATTTCCCGCTGAGAGGACTTCTCACAGTACAGCCATACAAATGGAACGATGCCCAACGGATTGACTCCTGAATCAACCATCTCAGGCGTGATCGCTTCAACATCATGCTCGTCAACAGGAATATGCCAAACTTCCCAGTGGTCTTGATACCACAGGCGATAGTACCCTTCATCGTCAAAGAGCTTGACATAAACCAGATGGCGAATTCCTTTGTCGTCTCTCTCAAACTCCCAATCCAAAATGTTCTGTGGAAGGTAGGGACACAGGTAGGGCCAGTTGCCCACCTCGTCGGCCGCCGTGAGGAAATCGCCCTTTGGACGATCAACCAGAATTCCAACATGGCCGTGGATGTCTGCCTGCTTGGATTGCTCCATCATAAAAATATCCAGACTGTCACCGTCACGATTGCAGTCCGACTCAAACTCAACCCAGTCCGGTTCCTCTCCTAACGCATACAGCTGGCGCCGGATGGGAGCCTTGAACTGATAAAAGTTAAACAGGTCGATGATGCTACGTGAGTAATTAAAGGTGTACAGTTCCTTCTCACGTCTCTCATAGTTCTTCTGCGACTCGCGCTCGTTGCGATACAAGATACCCAGCTTGCGCATCTCGTCGGCACCCTCGTAACAAGCCAGCAAGAACTGCCACTCATGGATATGCTCCATGTAAAGTTTATGGGTGGCTTTCAAGCTTTGCTTATCCTCGTCGCCCACCGTAAACATTGATGTCATGTCAACAATCTTGGCATCAGCCTGGAGGATAGTCATGGCATTAAACTCCTTTTGAAAAGTAGTTATCAAACAACTCGTCAAAGCTCACAGTGGCGGTGCCTAACTTGGCAACCACCAATCCAGCCGCCTTGTTTGCCAAGTCGATTGCTTCTGTTCTGCTGGCTTTCCCTTTCAAAACAACAGCCCACATATAAGCCAGCACCGCAATCACTGTGTCTCCGGCACCCGTAACGTCGAACACCTGCTGGGCCACCGAATTGACTCGATACGGATGGACCAAATATTTTTTACGGTCAAAGAGAGCCATGCCATCGGCACCCAGGGTGATCACCAGATTCTGGGTGCCACTCTTGGTCATGTACTTTTGCGCGGCCACAGTCAGGCTGATGCCATCGGTGATCGTGACTCCGGTGACCGATTCAATCTCTTTCTTGTTGGGCTTCATCAATGTTGGAGTTGTCAAATAATCACACCGCCCATCATAGGGATCAATCAGCACTGGCTTCTTGCACAGAGACAAACATTTGTCTAACTGCTGAAGCAAGCGCTGATTCACCAAGCCTTTTTTATAATCACTGATGAGAACCACCTCGGCCCACTCAACCATGCTGGCCAGATTGGGTGGAGGATCAACTTCAGTCAAGTCGTCTTTGTCCAACCGCACCACCTGTTGATGGCCAGCAATGATTCGCATCTTGTGGCAGCTCTTTGCCTCTCCCCAAAATCTGACATCCGCACCCAGCGCTTTTAAGTTCTCTGCCACGTTGCCAGCGCCACCTGGCCTAATCACCGAGCGCCCAAAGGTCACCACAGGAACGGGTGCCTCGGGACTGATGCGGGTGCAGTCACCGTAGATGTACTCATCGATGATGTTGTCGCCAATCAGAAGTATTTTTGGTTGAGTCATTTATTGCTCTCTCAACTTAGACCAAAGTTTAGCTTTAGCAGCATCACGCTTAATTCTCATTTTCAAACTGACTACTGCCATTCTGGACAGCTTGGCATGGCCATGCATAATAGCCTTGTTGAAAGTAACCGCACTTGCCTTGCCACCCTTAGCTCTGGCGTGTCTCACTTCTGCCGAAACAGCCTGCGCCTTTTTCAAGGCTGCTTGCTGGCGAACTGTCATGTGCCTGCTTCGACGATGATGTTGATATCGGCCAGCATAAGACTTAGCCACCGATCACCTCCTCCTGCGATTACGCTTACGTGCACCCATGTAAATACCGAACGCTTTTCCCATACGGCTGTTGGCACCTGCCGTCTTGGTGGTTTGGTAGAAAGCAAACTCGGTGCTATGGGTCTTGCTTCTACCAGCCTTCCGCAATCGTTTATAAATAGACTTAAAGGTCTTGCGCGATCGCGCTGCCGCTGCGTGGCCAGCTCGACGCTTCAGCGCTGCTGCCCTATGACCTGCTGAATCTCCGCGCCATCCTTTTGCCATTTCAGATCTCCTGTTTTCAAAAAGTGTTACTTAGCACGCTATTCACTTTTTAATACGCGTCACTTTGTATCCCTGTTTTCGCATCGCCTTCACATTTAGACTGCCACCGCTGTGGACCCTAACCTCAAATAAATTTTTGGAATTCATGCGATTTGTTCCACCAATCATGTCCCAATCTCTCCTGCCCTTGACTCCTTTTACCGAGCGATGGATGTCTCTGCTTGGATCAAAGCGATTGCCTCCACTCACTCGATAGCGAGCCATGGCGTGCCGCTTTTGAGCAGAGATCATCTGGGCCTTGCGCAGCGCTTGCTTTCTTGCCGCAGTCATCACATGGGCTTTCATTGTTACCTCCTGTTTTTTAATGCGCCTCGTTTACCTTTTTATGTCTTCCTATTCCAGAGCTTCCCTTTTAGAATCTGGATAGCTCTGTCAACCTTTTTGGCTTTCTTAAATATCTTACGCTCTGGTTTAAAAATAGAATGTCCCGGAGCGGTCGTCATTTTCTGGTGAAGCTTGTCAAAACGACTGCTCAACTTTTTGATTCCACGATTCAGCGCCGCAGACCGACGACGCTTCAACGCTGCTGCCCTATGGCCTGCTCGGTCTCCGTGCCATCCTCTTGCCATGGTTTGATCCTCCTATTTCCAGAATCGCTCCTTTATTGGCTCCCACAGTCGGGAGAGGGGATACTCTTGCCAGATGTAATAACCAAT